ATGGATGCGAAAAAGGAACTGATTGACCAGCTAAAAACTATGGCGGGATGCTGTGAGAATGAGCTGAAAGTGCTTTTGGATGGATATTGCATCACTAGAGAGCCAGTACGAGAGAGAAGCAATCTCAAAAAACAGATTTCGGCGTTTTTGACGGCCAAAAAAATAGATGGTCTATCCCACAAAACCCTGAAAAACTATCGAGAAATGCTCACGTCGTTCCATTCTCAGGTGGACAAGCATATAACGAAGATCACCACAGATGACATCCGGACCTACATCGGCTATTTAGCTGATGAGCGCAGGCTGAAGGACAGCAGTATCCAGACACACATCAACACTTTGCGCTCCTTCTTTTCCTGGTTAGATATGGAGGACATTATTAAGAAAAACCCCATGCGGAAGATAAGGTCTCTCAAAATTGATCGCATGAAAGCTCGCCGTCCACTCAGCCCCGAAGAGTTAGAACAACTCCGAGACGGATGCTGCTCTTACAAGGAGAAGGCTCTTGTGGAGTTTCTGGTTTCTTCAGGTTGTCGCTTGAACGAGGTTACGGGGATACGAACCGATCAAATAGACTGGCAGAGCCGGAGTGTTGTAGTTCTAGGCAAGGGGCATAAAGAACGGACCGTGTATTTTTCTGTTCGAGCAAAACTAATGCTCCGCGAGTATCTGTCATGTCGGAAGGGCGGCGAAGCACTCTTTGCAAGCACCAGAAAGCCCTATGCTGCTATGTCTCCAAGAGCTGTTGAGAAAGCATTGCAGCGGATCGGAGAGAGGGCAGGAGAAACCAGGAGGATATATCCCCATCTGATGCGCCATACCTTCGCAACAAACGCCCTGCATGGGGGGATGGATATTACAACAATCCAGCACCTACTCGGCCATAGCGACCCCAAAACAACTTTAATTTATGCAGAGCTTAGACCAGATGCAATCCGCTATGCTTATGAGAAAGTAATAGCTTAGTATACAAATTATTTGAAGTACGCCTGGAGCTTATATCTTCAGGCGCTTTTGTCCTGCCCATCCCGCTCGAAAGGAGGTGGGGCCTATGCCCTGGTAAACATCCTCCCAAGGAGGCTTTTACAGCTCCCTTGGGAGGGCTTTTTTATCCCTTCAAATCCCATTTAAGAAGCAATTTTAAGTAAGGAGGATGTACCATGTTTGACATCACCACGATCATCGAAGCTGTTTTCATGCTCCTGGCGGCTATCATCACCGCCATTGTCATCCCCTATATCAAGAGCAAGACCACAGCTTCCCAGCAGGCTGAGATCAATGCTTGGGTGAAGATTGCCGTCACCGCTGCTGAGCAGATCTACACCGGCTCCGGCAAGGGTGAGGCGAAGAAAGCCTATGTGCTGAATTGGATCCGAGAGCATGGCATTACCGTTGACGATGAAAAACTGGATGCGTTGATTGAAGCCGCCGTATATGAACTGACGAACAACGGCCTGCTTGCCATTGAGCAAGGTGTTATTGTCGGAGAGGATGATGGCCATGAAGCCGGTTGATAGACTGCTGGCCACGGCCCGAGCCGAAATCGGCTACATTGAGAAGGAGACCAACGCCCATCTCGATGATAAGACGGCCAACGCCGGGGACGGGAACTGGAACAAATATGCCCGTGATCTGGATGCCCTGGGTGTGGTCTACAACGGCAAGAAGAACGGCTATGCCTGGTGCGACATCTTCACGGACTGGTGCTTCATCCAGACCTTCGGCCTGGAACTGGGCCTGCAGCTGCTCTGCCAAGCCAAGAAGGGGATGGGGGCTGGCTGCTCCGGCTCCGCCAACTACTACAAGCAAAAGGGCCAGTTCCACACCAGCGGCCCGCAGCCCGGCGACCAGATCTTCTTCACGAAAGACGGCGGCAAGACCATGTATCACACCGGCATCGTGGAGAAGGTGGCCGGAGGCCGGGTGTACACCATCGAGGGCAACACCAGTTCCGCAGCAGGTGTCGTAGAGAACGGCGGCTGCGTCCAGGACAAGAGCTATCCCCTGACCTACAGCAAGATCGGCGGCTATGGCCGCCCCGATTTTTCCATTGTACCGGAGGAGGACAACGATATGGATCAAACCAAGTTCAACGAGATGTTCGTCGCTGCGATGGCGGAGCACCGAAAGCAGCTCCGTGACAACGACAGCGGTGACTGGAGCCAGAAGGCCAGAGAGTGGGCCGTGTCCGTGGGCCTATTCGCGGGCAACGGCACCCTGGACAACGGGGAGCCGAACATGATGTGGGAGGACTTCCTAACCCGCGAACAGGCCGCCCAGCTCTTCTATCGTTTCGCCTTGGAGCATGGGCTGGCGTGATGGGGCGCGGGAAGCGCCTGGCCCAAGCAAGGGCACATAGGCGGCTGGAGTTCTCAAAGCGCCTGGTCGCTGATATTCGCGCTCTCCTTTGGGTCGTAACAATAGGCGGCCTTGCCCTGGCTGCCTATTGCATCCGAGTCGGCTACACTGGCTCCCTACCGTGGATCTCTGCCATGGTGGGGCTTCCCTGGACGGCCCATGGGGTGGTGTGCAGTTTCTACCTGTCCCTCTGCAAGAGTGACCACAGGGAGGGCGGGATCACCTTTGAAAGCGCCAAGGCTAAGGGCTTCCAAGAAGCCGAGGGAAGCGAGAACAGCCCTGCAATCTAAAGCCCTGCAGCTCCCGTAGCTGCAGGGCGCTTCCATAGCTCATCCGAGGATAATGCCCCTTCATTATTTGAAAGGATGAAGTGCTATGGAAAGTTTCATTGGATGGATCGGCGGCAAGCGCGCCCTGCGTAGAGCCATTTTAGAGAGGTTTCCCGATGATGAGGTGGGGCGCTATATTGAGGTGTTCGGCGGTGCGGCCTGGGTGCTTTTCGCCAAGGAAAAGAAGGCAAACCAGCTGGAGGTGTACAACGACATCAACGGCAACCTGGTCAACCTTTTTCGCTGTGTGAAGTACCACTGCGGGGAGCTGCAGCGTGAGCTGGAATGGATGCTGACCTCGCGGGAACAGTTCTTTGACTGCCTGACGCAGTACCAGGCGCGCGGCCTGACGGACATCCAGCGCGCCGCCCGCTTCTTCTATGCAGTCAAGATCAGCTTCGGATGTGATAACCGCACCTATGCCACCAGCTCCAAGCAGATCGACAACGCTGTGGAGTATATGACCAAGGTACAGGAACGGCTCCGGGGCGTGAACATTGAAAACAAGGACTTTGCAGACCTTATCAAGGTCTACGACAGGCCCACGGCCCTGTTTTACCTCGATCCGCCCTATGTGGACACTGAGAAGTATTATGACAGTCCCTTCTGTGCCCAGGATCACCAACGCTTAAGAGAGGTTTTAGGCCATATAAAAGGCCGTTTCATCCTCTCCTACAACGACCACCCGCTGGTGCGTGAACTGTATGCGGACTACCGCATCGAGGAGGTCACGCGCACCTCCACGCTGGCCGGGAGTGGAAACAATCAGACGCAGTATGCGGAGCTGATTATCCGCAATTTCTAACGAAGTTCGTTAGTTCGTCACGCTCCGAGTTATTCACTCACAAATCGACCCAATATGCCCCCTATTTTTGGTAGTATATCCCTAAAGGGGCAGTGAGATGATAAAAAATCACCTATCTCGAATCCTCGGAGAGCGCAGATGGACACGCGCAAAACTTGCCCGGCTGACCGGAATCCGTCCGTCCACCATCGGAGACCTTTACAATGAGATGTCGGAGCGGGTGTCTTTCGATCAGCTGGACAGGATTTGCGAGGTCTTGGACTGTAGCATTTCTGACCTGCTGGAATACATACCGAACCAGCAGCGCAGGACTGGCAAAGACCTGATTCTGGAGGAGCACGGAAACCGCAGGAAAAACCGACCCTAAATCTGAGCAAAAGAAATGGCGCTTAAGAGGTTTCTTAAAACCCTTTTAAGCGCCGTTTCTTTTTTGCAGATTGTTTGAAAAATTTTCGCAGCTTGTTTGCAAAGCAACAGCGGCTGCCAGTGGAGCGCCATTCAGGAAGAGGGCCAGCTGAATGCCATGGTGGCAGAGAAGGTGACCGTGGTGGCCTCCAAGCGGATCGAGACCACGGCATGATGGAGGAACTGGACGAGCTGCGGCCGCCCACGGCCTGGCGGCTGCTGGAGATCTGGCGGGGGACTCGGGAGCTGGCAGAGGAGTCCCTGGAACGCGCCCTGCTGTGCAACGCCCAGGTGCTGGCAGAGAGCTGCCTGCGCCAGGGGAAGCCGGTGTTCCCCGACGGCGCGGCGGTCCTGACCCGGCTGACCGCCGGGGAGATGGAAACACTGCTGCGCCGTCTGGCGGGGGAGGAACCCTCCCCCGCTCCGGCGGCGGTGAACCGGGACTTTGATCAGGGGCGGTTCCAGGCGTTGAAGGAGGGCTGAGATGGAATACATCCGGGAGATGCTGCGGCGGCAGCGGACCGCCTTGGGGCGGCTGATGCTGGGCGGCGGAAGTGCGGAAGAGCCGGAGGCCGCAGCCGCCTCTCCAGCCACGGAGAGAACGTCTCCGGCAGCGCCTGCCCCATGGGAAACGGACGGGACGGCGTCTGGGACCGGCGGATGGGAGATTCGTGGGAACAGCTTCGCGGGCGCTGGGGCCGACAGGCAGACCGGCCCCACTTCGGCGGGGGAGACGCTGCGGTTGGCCCTGGCCCGGAAGCGTGCGGAGCGGCAGTATACGGCCGCCTTTGGACCGGCTGGTACCGGAGAGACTGCCGATTCTGCCGGGAGGCGGAATCCCATGACGGAGGATGGCGGTCTGTCCGACGGCGGCGGGACAGCAACGCCCGGCGGCGAAGCGGAGGAGACGTTCTATCTTCTGCCGGGACGCCGGGACTCCGGCGCGGCAGGAATGATGGAGAGCGCCAGGGCGCTGTCCCGCACGGTGCAGCGGGACGCCCGCCGGTATGACGGCGGATTCCCGCTGTATGACTGAGGAGGTGAGAATTTGCTGCTGAAACCCATGCGCTTTAAGGACTACACCTGGCCCCACAACCCGGAGATCTATGCAGTGGAGTACCGGCGGCAGATAGCAGCCCACAAGATCCCCCTGGGGGGCTGGTACCTGCAGGATCTGGGGCGGACATACCGCATTTTCCGGGGAGAGGGTATCTTTGCAGGGGAGCGGGCCTACGAGGAGTTCCAGACGCTGGCGGAGGTCTTTGACCAGACCGGGCCGGGGCTGCTGGTGCACCCGGTTTGGCGGACGGTCAGCGCCTATTTCGTGACCCTGGAGCTGATGGAGGAGCCGCTGCCGGACTATGTGCGCTACCGCTTTTCCTTCTGGGAGGACAGCACGGCCTCCGGCGGGCTGGTGGAAGTGCCCGTAGAAGGGGAGCCAGAGGGCGGAACGGACCCGGAGATTCCCGCCGGAGGCTGGGGTGCCGTCCATACAGTGCGGAAAGGAGAAACCCTGTGGGGGATCGCCTGGCGGTACGGCGTGGCGCTGACCGCCCTGATCGCAGCCAATCCCCAGATCAAGAACCCCAACTTGATCTACCCGGGGGATCAGGTGAGGATACCATGAGAGGACGGATCATCACCAGCGACCACCGGATTTTTGAGCTGCCGGTGCTGCTGCGCTGGAATATCACCTACACCGGCGGCGTGCCCTGCGACAGCTATGAGGTCACCTGCGTGTACGACAGGACCATGGCGGAGCTGCTGCATCTGGCGGCGGGTTTCCTGGCGCTGGACGAGAACGGCGGGGTGCTGCTGCGGGGCATCGTGGACGAGTACGAGGTGAAGCTGACGGCGGCGGGACTGGCGGTGACCATCTGCGGCCGGGGATACGCCGCCCGGCTGCTGGACAATGAGTCCCGGCCGGTGACGTACCAGGGAGCCACGCTGGCCGAGATCGTCCGGTGCCATGCGGCGCCCTACGGCATTTCCAGCGCGGAGATCGCGCCGGTGTCGGCGGACTCTGTTTACACCGTGGCCGCCGGCACCAGTCAGTGGAAGGCGTTGGAGGGTTTCTGCCGGACCTATGGGGGCTTTTCGCCCCGCTTCCGGCGGGACGGGCTGCTGGTGGCGGCGCCGGAGCGGGACGACGGGCGGCGGATCGTCATCGACGGGACCAGCCCGATCCTCTCCTGCACCCTGCGGGAGGACCACTACGGTGTGCTGACGGAGGTGCTGGTCATCGACAAGACCCGGAACGTGTCCTACAGCGTGCAGAACCGGGACATGCTGGACCGGGGCGGCCAGTGCCGCCGGGTGGTCTACACCCCGGGGCAGAGCACCTGGGCTGCCATGCGGTATACCGGGGAGTATCAGATCCGGCGGTCCCGGGAGGAGGAACTGACCATTGAGCTGGGGCTAGCCGGGTGTTTCCCGGCGTTTCCCGGGGACACGGTCCGGCTGGAACTGGAGGCCATGGGCCTCTCCGGCGAGTACCGGGTGGCCGAGGCGGAAAACACGGCCTCCCCGGAGACGGGAGAGGTCTGTACATTGATACTGAGGGAGCGGATATGAGATGTGGCTATCGAGACAGATGAAAGCGCCGGCGCCCACGGCGGACGCGGATCTGGGCATGACCACCATCACCGGAGACAGCGTGGGCGTGGTCACCCGGGGGGAGGTACGGGCGCTTCCAGTGTATGGCCCCGGCGGCTATGTGTGGATGCCGGAGAGCGGCGCTGCGGTACTGGTTATCAAAGGTGGCCCTGGCGGGGAGGAGCAGTGCGTGGCAGGACAGCAGCAGGCTTTGATCCCGGAAGGCATGGGACCGGGGGAGGTCTATCTCTTCACCCCCGGCGGAAACAGCGTGTACCTGCGCAGCGGCGGCGAGATCGAGCTGCAGGGCAAAGTGCGCATCCAGGGCAGCCTGACGGTGAACGGGGAGCCCTATGCGCCCTGCGAGAGCTGAGGGGGGATGGAGATGGGACTTTCCCTGCGGAATGGAGATTATGTGCCTGACGGGACCGGTGGCCTGCGGCGGACCGAGGGCCGGGAGGCCCTGTTGGAGCAGGTTCTCTTCCGCCTGACAGCGCGGCGGGGGACCTTCCCATTCCTGCCGGAGCTGGGGAGCCGGCTGTGGCAGCTGGGACAGCTGCCCGCCGCCAGACGGCAGAGCGCGGCGGAACAATATGTGGCGGAGGCCCTGGCGGCGGAACCGGGGCTGACGGTGGAGCAGGTGATTTTGACGGAATCCGGCGGCGGCCGGGCACAGGTGACGGTCGGCCTCACCTGGCAGGGAGAGGCTCTGTCCGTCACCGTGGAGGTATCGTGAGAGGAGCGGTTGTTTGAAAACGACAGAGGAGATCTACCAGACGCTGCTGGCGGCCTTCGCCCAGCGGGCGGGCTTCACACCAGAGGCAGACTGCGATCTGGCCGTGCGGTTGTACGCTGCGGCAGCGGAGCTGCAGGCCCTGGGCATCCAGAGCGAGTGGGTGCTGGACCAGAGCTTTCCCCAGACGGCCCGGGGCGTGTATCTGGACTACCACGCCCAGATGCGTGGCATCGCCCGGACGGCGGCCACGAAGGCGGTGGGAACGCTCCGCTTTTCTGTGGAGCGGGCGCCGTCCACGGCTCTGAGCATCGCCGCCGGAACGGTCTGCATGACGGAGGGAGAGACCCGGTTCCAAACCACGGCGCAGGCGGTGCTGGCAGCAGGGGAGCTGTCCGTGGATGCTCCGGCGGAGGCCTTGGAGCCTGGGCGGAGCGGCAATGCCGCCGCGGGGACCATCGTGATCCTCACCGCCTGCCCGGTGGGGATCACCAGATGCACCAATCCGGCGCCCTTTACCGGCGGCAGTGACCAGGAGGACGACGCAAGCCTGCGGAGCCGGATTTTGGAGAGCTATCAGCGGCTGCCCAACGGGGCCAACGCGGCCTGGTACGAGCAGACCGCCATGGGCCATGAGGGCGTGGCGGCAGCCCGGGCAGTGGGCCGGGCCCGGGGGATCGGCACAGTGGATGTATACATCGCCACGGCGGCCGGACTGCCGAATGGGACACTGCTGGCGGCGGTCCAGGCGGACCTGCAGGAGCGGCGGGAGATCGCCGTGGACGTGCAGGTCAAGGCCCCGGCGGCGGTGGAGATGGACGTGTCCGCGGAGCTGGCCGTCCGGGAGGGGGCGGACTTCTCCGCGGTGAAGGCCGCCGCAGAGCAGGCTCTGGCGAGCTTTTTCAGCGGCCGCAGGTTGGGCGGGCCGGTACTGCTGGCGGAGCTGGGGGACCTGTTGTACCACGTGGAGGGCGTGGAGAACTACCGCCTGCTGGCCCCTGCCGCCGATCTGGCAGCGGAGGACGGAACGTTGCCCATGCTGGGCCGGGTGACGGTGACGGAAATGGAGGCGGACGACGATGTATGAGGCGCACCTGCGCAGCCTGCTCTCACCGCTGGGAATCTATGACTTGGAAGAGCACTCCGCCAGCGGCGCGGCCGTCTGCGCACTGGGAACAGGGCTGGACACAGTCAGCCGCCGGCTGGAGGAGATCGAGCGGGAGGCGCTGACTGCCACGGCGGAGGGAGAGGGGCTGGCCCGGCGGGAGGCCCTGTTTGCCCGCCGCCCCGCCGCCGTCACGGCAGAGGACCGGAGGGCCGCCATCGCGGCCCTTCTGCAGATTGACGGGGACAGCCTGACGCCCGCGGCCATCGACCGGACGATCCGGGGCTGCGGAATCCGCGCCCGGGCGCTGGAGATGGGCGGGGGACAGCTGCGGGTGATTTTCCCGGAGGTGGCCGGAGAGCCGGAGGACTTCGACCAGATCCGAAAGATCATTCTGGACATCCTGCCCTGCCACCTGGAAGTGGAGTTTTACTTCCGCTATCTCACCTGGGCGGAGTGCGAGGCCGCCGGGTACACCTGGGGCCAGGTGGAGGCGGCGGAATACACCTGGGAGAGTTTCCAGCTGGCGGTACCGCCGGAGCGATAG